ATAAAATAATATGACACAAGAATTAAATCAAGCAGAAGTTGTAAAGATTGCAGGAAAGCATCTAGGACAAGTAGGTGGAGCAGGTTATAGCGATACTTATGATCCAAGCCTATTGGTAGAAATTCCACGTTACTTGAATAGAGAAGCGTATGGAATTGACGATAATAATCTTCCATTCGTTGGAGGAGATGTTTGGAATGCATACGAAGTATCTGCAATTACTACAAAAGGATTACCAGTCGTTGGAATGTTAAAGATTTGGTATCCAGCCGATTCAAAACTTCACGTAGAGTCTAAATCAATCAAATTGTATTTGAATTCATTTAACATGACTCAACTAGGGGATACAGATCGAGAATGTATTAAGTTGCTGGAAAAGAGAGTAGCAAAAGATTTATCAGATTTACTACAGACAAAAGTGAAAGTAGAGATGTTTACCTCAGACCATACTCCAACATATTCTTTCAAAGGTTATGCAAACCTAGGAGGGTTAGTAAACTTAAACAAAATTGAATTTACCTCTTATCATTCAGATGCATCACAACTATCATCAGATGAAGTAGATGAGGATTTTGAAATGGGAGAGATAAAAGTACAGTCAGATCTTTTAAGATCAAATTGTAGAGTAACAAATCAACCAGACTGGGGTGATGTATTTATTCACCTTAAGCCTAGAAAAGGAAGTGCTCCTAATTTAGAGTCATTAGCAAAATATATTGTAAGTCATAGACAAGTAAGTCACTTCCATGAAGAGATTTGTGAGATGGTTTATATGCACTTAAAAGAAGCTTACAATCCAGAAGAAATAATGGTAGCCTGTCTTTACACTCGTAGAGGAGGATTAGATATTAATCCAATCAGAGCTTCACATAAGAGATTAATACCAGGATTCTTTTCAGATATTAAATGTAGAATGTCTAAAACATTACGTCAATAATGGAAGCTAATTCAAGACAGGAAGAAGTATTAGAGCTTATTGCTCAAAGATTCCCGCCAGGAGATAGGTGGGTAGGAAAGTGGAAAGGATTTCCTGCTGGAGCAATTGAAGGACTAGTACCAACTCTATCGGCTTATATGAGAGCAACAGAGTTTAAAGGAGCTTATAGATTAGAACCCTTAAAAGGAGAGCTCTACGCTATAAAGACTCAGACAGTTACCTGTACACCACCAGAGCCAGAAAAGTTTGATCTTTACGGGGAATTTTAATACAAAAGAGTTGTTTAATCGCAACTCTTTTCTTATCTTTATAGTATATAAAATCAGTTATGCAAATAGAAAAAAAGTACTACCACGTTGACAGTATCGAGACTGTTAATCTTCTTATCGAACATATTAATCAGTCAGAGGTTATTGCCTATGATACTGAGACAGATGGATTAAATGTTAGAAAAGGAACCATCGTAGGATGGTCTGTATCAGGAGAAGAAGGAGTAGGATTCTACCTTCCAACTCAGAAATGGAATACAGAAACAAATCAATTAGAAGAATGTACTATCGGTGGAAAAGGAGCACATGGTCTTACTAAGAAGTTACTCCCGATGCTTAAGGGTAAGAAACTAGTAATGCACAATGCTTCTTTTGACTGCCGTTTCACAAAGAACTATTACGGAGTATCTTTATTAGAAGATCTTTGGGTAGATACAGCTCTACTTGTTCATACAGTACAGGAAGAAGGAGCCGGTATGGGAGTATTTGGACTAAAGGCATTAGCAATCTCTATTCAGAAAGAGATTGGATTGAATGTAGAAGAAGCAGCCAACAAGGAACAAGTAGAGTTAAAAGAATCTATTAAAGCAAACGGAGGATCAACCACAAAAGACCTCTATGAAATTTTCAAAGCAGATATGGCAATTCTGTCAAAGTATGCTGCAGCCGATACAGATTTAACCCTCAGGGTTTGTAATCACTTCCTAAAAGTGTTAAAGGCAGAAGGATTAGAGAAATTCTTCTTTGAAGAAGAAGTAATGCCTCTTTATAAAGAAGTAACTGTTCCAATGGAAGAGTTAGGAGTAGCATTGAATCTTCCATTACTGGAAAAGACTAAAGAGGATATTACAAATGATTTACAGTCAAATAAAAAGATTGTAATCGATAGCATTTTAAGCATTCCAGAGGCCAAGGAATGGGTAGTCGATACAGCACTATCAACCTATCCACCTTCACATAAAGGTAACTGGGCACAGAATTTAATTATGCTTCATTCTCTTCCACTAGAAAGAAGCGAGAAGACTAGAAAGTATTCTTTAACTAAAAAAGCTATTGACGAATTAGATGAGAGTAACATAAAACAATTTCTACTAACAGGAGATTTATCTCTACTAGACGAAATGGAAGTTGTTAGAATCTCTATGTCAATGTGGAAGGAAGACAATGAAGGAGACTATTTGAATATTCAATCAAAGAAACACTTAGGTGAGATTGCTTTCAAGTACATGGGAATTAAACCACTTACTCAGACTAAAAAAGGTCAAGATCAATTCGATATGGATATGTTAGAAGAGTTGTCTAAGACATACGAATGGGCAAATAATCTTAGAACATATAATAAGTTACTAAAGATTAAATCAACCTACATCGATAGATTCCTAGACGGTCAAGAGGATGGAAGGTATTATTTCTATTACAAGCAGCATGGTACAGTATCAGGAAGATATGGTTCAGATGCTCAGCAATTACCTAAGCCTAAAGAAGAAGGAGAAGATACACCTTTACTTGTAAAGTATACAAATGTAGTAAGAGAGTTCTTAATTGCAGGAGAAGGAAGAAAGTTAATCGATAATGATTATACTTCTCTAGAACCTCACTGCTTTGCTTCTGTAGCAGGTGATATTAATCTTCAAGAGATCTTTAACAATGGATGGGATTTTTATTCTACAGTTGCTATTAGAACTGAGAAACTGGATCAACAAACAGCCAAGTATCCAAATGGTGTATCACCAGATACTAAAGCTCCTAACTTCCTTAAGAAGATCGATCCAGTAAAAAGAAATCAAGCCAAAGCTTATTCACTAGGAATTGCATACGGAATGGAAGCATATGCATTGGCTAAAACTCTAGATATATCCCAGAAAGAAGCAGACATACTTGTAGCAGGTTACCTAGATGGTTTTCCTCAATTAAAAGAGTGGAGAGTTAATTCTAGAGAGCAAGTAAAACAGCATGGGTATATCCAAAATAAAGTAGGACGAATCAGACACTTACCAAAAGTAAAACTTATCTTTGAGAAATTTGGAGATCAAGTATTGGATTGGAGATTTAGAAAGAGTCTAGAGAATCAATACGGAAAAGAGCCTGTAATGCAGATGTATAGAGATTATCGAAATGGATTAAACAACTGCTTGAATTATCAGCTACAGTCACTAGCAGCGGCGGTTGTAAATAGAGCAGCAGTACAAATCAATAGAAAAGCAAAAGAGTTAGGAATAGATGCTAGAGTACAGGCACAGATTCACGATCAACTTATTATAAACATCAGAGAAGATCAAGCAGAAATGTTTATGCCTTACGTTCAAGAGTTAATGGAATTAACAACACAACTTCCAGGAGTAACTCTAAAGGCACCACCACAAATAGCAAATAATTTCGCTGAAGGCCATTGATCATCTACGACTGGTTTGGTAGAAGGTCGCTATTTATTAGAAAGAGTTAACATGAACTATAGAAGACATTATGAGCTACTAATAAAAAAGGCACAGAAGAGAGGAATAGATAGAAATATTTACACAGAAAATCATCATATTCTTCCAAAGAGCGAAGGTGGAGCAGACGAGAAAAGTAATCTGGTGAGGTTGTATCCAAGAGAGCATTTCATAGCACATTGGCTTCTTTATAGAGAAAATCCTACAGTAGCAAGAGCATATGCTTTTAACATGATGAGTTGTGATAGAAATAACACATACAGAGCATCTTCAAGAGCATATGCGGAAGGAGTTGAAGCAGCAGCAATTGCTTGTTCTGAAAATCAGAAAGGAAGAATAGGAATAAATAGGGATGGAAGAGTTAAATATGTATACTCCTATGAGCTTGATATCTTTTTTGAAAGAGGCTGGAGTAGAGGAGGCCTGCAGTCAGAAAAGACTAAAGGACGGTTTTGGTCCAATAACGGAGAGGAGCAAGTACTGTCGACTACCTTAAAGGAGGGGTGGAAAAAAGGTAGAATAAAGGAAGGAGCTACTACAGGAAGAAAGGCTATTTCTAAAGAAGGAGTAGTAAAATTTGTAAATAATCCAGAAGAATGGATTATAAAAGGATGGAGCTTAGGAAATGAAAAATACTATCCAGGATATTTACACCTTGAGAGAAATAAGAAAAATAGGCCAAAAGACTGGTAGAAGTTGTTTCTTTGTATATTTATTCATATATTAATAAAATAAGTTTTTAAATTAAAATCAGTTTATGTCAAAAGAGTTATCAGCAAACAGCGACAGAGTTATTGTCAAGCCTGTTGAATCAGGAGAAGAAAGGTTCGGAAGTATTATCATTCCGGATATGGGAAAAGAAAAACCTGAGATGGGTGAAGTAGTTTCCACAGGTCCAGGACGCCAGTCCGAATTTGGACAATTTATCAGAGTAGAAGCTAAAGTAGGAGACATTGTTTTGATTCCTAAAATTGGAACCATTCGAATTGACTTCGACGGACAAGAGTACTTTATACTTCCAGATAGAGAAATTTTAGCAACAATCAAAAAAGCACAAGAGTAGTTATGAGCAAACAAATTAGTTTTGGATCAGAGGCAAGAGAAAAATTAGCTTCAGGAGTAAATCAATTAGCAGATGCAGTCGTATGTACATTAGGACCATCAGGTAGAAATGTTTTCATTCAACACCAACAAGGTAACCCAACTTCAACTAAAGATGGAGTTACAGTAGCACAGGAAATCTTCTTAGAAGATCCTATTGAAGATATTGGAGCACAAGCTGTAAAGCAAGTTTCAATTAAAACAGGAAAGCTAGCTGGAGATGGAACAACTACTGCAACACTACTTGCAAGAGAAATATACATTCAAGGATTAAGTGAACTAGAAAATTCAAATGCAGTAGAAATCAAAAGAGGAATTGATATTGCAACTAGAGAAGTTGTCAAGTATCTTCAAAAACAGTATTCAAAAGAAATTACTGATGAAGAGCAAATCAAACAAGTAGCAACAATCTCAGGTAACAATGATCCAGAGGTAGGAAATCTCATTGCAACAGCAATGGACAAAGTTGGTAGAGATGGATTAGTGACCATTGAAGAATCTAAAACAGGAGAGACTTATCTTGAAACTGTAGAGGGTATGCAATTCAATAGAGGGTACAAATCTCCATACTTTGTTACGGACAACAGTACTATGACTTCAGTATTGAATAATCCTTTGATCCTTATCACAGATAAAAGATTGATGAATATCAAAGAGATGCTTCCACTATTGGAATCAGTATCACAACAAAATAAGGACTTACTTATCATTGCAGATGATATCGACGGAGAGGCTTTATCAACACTTGTTGTAAATAAGATGAGAGGAATTCTTAGAGTAGTAGCAGTTAAAGCTCCTGAATTTGGAGACAAGAAGAAAGCTATGCTTGAAGACATTGCAGCTCTTACTGGAGGTACAGTTGTATCTGAGGAGAAAGGAATGAAGCTAGACAAATTTGATTTACAATGGTTTGGTAATTCAAGAAAAGTAACAGTAGGAAAAGATGATACTACCATTGTAGATGGTAAAGGAACTGAAGAAGCTATTACAAAAAGAATCGAAGAGCTAAAGGAACAAATCGAGAATACAGTTTCACCTTATGAGATTGAAATCCTACAAGACAGACTAGCAAAACTTATCGGAGGAGTAGCTATGATCCATGTTGGAGGTCATACCGAAGTTGAAATGAAAGAGAAAAAAGATAGAGTTGACGATGCTCTTCATGCTACAAAGGCAGCTCTTGAAGAAGGAATACTTCCAGGTGGAGGAATCGCTTTACTGAATGCAGCAGCATACTTAGCAGGAATCTTAGAAGGAGAGGTAACAAATCATCCAGATCAAGAAAAAGGTATCAATATTGTAATGAGAGCAATCACTAAACCATTCGAACAGATCCTTTTAAATGCAGGAGAAACATTAGAAACTATTGAAGCAAGAAGAGTTGTATTATCTTTAGAGGATAGTAACTGGCAAGGCTTTAATCCTAGAACAGGACAGTACGTAGATATGCTTGCAGAAGGAATTATCGATCCAACTAAAGTAACAAGACTAGCATTAGAGAATGCAGCATCAGTTGCAGGAACAATGTTAATCACAGAATGTGTTATTTCAAACATAAAAGAAAAAGATGAACAAGGAGCAGGAATAGATCCTTCTCAATTCATGTAATATTAAAAACAAAAACAAATGAACAAGCAAGAATTATTCGAACAAATCGATGAGCTGTATCAAAGTTTCGTAAAAGAACACAACGGTACAACTAAGAAATCTCAAGCACAAGCTAGAAAGCAAATTGGAGAGGTTAAGAAATTAATCACGGACTACAGAAAAGCATCAACAGCAGAGAGCAAATAGGCAGGGGACCGAGAGGTGAGGTGGCGCAAGTCCCCTCACCGAAGGTGTCACGCGGATTTTTAACAAATAAAAACAATAAACCATGACAATTTTTGAATCAATCAGTTTAGTATTAGCCATCCTAGTAATAGGGACAGCAATTGCCTATTACCTACAAAAAGACCAACCGCCAATGAAGGACTTCATAGCTCTTAATGAAGAGGTAGAGGCCACCGTAGAAAAAACACAACAGGTTACTAAGGAAGCACAAACACAGGTAGAGGCTATCCAAGAGGTAGAAAACCCTGTAAAAGCAACACCTACAACTAAGAAGAAAAGAAAGTACTACGCAAAGAAGCCTAAAACACAGATCTAAGATGTCAGATTCTAGAGCCAAATACGAGGAGCTAAAAGAACAAGAGGGTTTCTTAGACCTAAATACTACTCAAAGGACTGTACATATAATTATTGAACTATTTGCAGCAGCAGTTAAAGCAGGTACAGTAGAAACCTTTCTTAGCAAGGCACAGCAGATATCCAATAATGCACCGAAACTATCACCTTTGGTTATCTTTCAATTGGCTGCCGAAGAAGCAAGAGTAGACGAACTTTGTAATTAAATAAAAAAATGGAACAACCAAGAATGAACCTATCGATTGATCAAACTCTTCCGGTAGAGTGTGAGAAATGTGGACATACCTTCTTTCAAGAAGCACTACACATCAGAAAAGCCAGCGGCATCCTTACAGGAACAGGACAGACAACCTACATGCCCATACCAGTATTCGCGTGCAAGGCCTGCGGCCATGTCAACACAGAATTTCTTCCAAAGGAATTAAAAGGGTTGAATTCTGAGGAATAAACCAGACTTTACTTAAACATCAAAGAGGCCTCGTGCCTCTTTTTTTTGTGCTATTTATATCAAAGAGTTACTATGAAAATTTTGTTACTACCAATTAGTTATATTTTAACTAACTTAAAAAAATATTTTATGGGATTTTTCAGTATCTTTAAAAAATCAAATGATTACAATGAAAAGGTTGTAATTGGATTCATGTCATTCATGGTAATGGTAATTGCTATTGGTGTAGACCTTGTTACAGGTTACATGGGTAAAGCTTTAGAATTAAACGAGTACATCTTTGATGCATTCATGTACATCACACTAGGTTCATTCCTTCCAGATGTATTAGAGAAATTTGCAGCAATGAAAAACGGAGGTAAATCAAACAACGAAGAATAAAAATTAGATTATGAGCTTAAAAAGTTTACAAGAAAAAGTAGGAGTAACAGCCGATGGTGCTTTTGGTCCAGGAACAATGAAAAAAGCAATGGAGTTTTATAAATTGACTCCAGTAAGAGCAGCACATTTCTTTGCACAAACAGCACACGAAACAGGAGGGTTTAAAGCATTTGCAGAAAATCTAAACTACTCAGGAGATGGATTAAAAGGTATCTTTGGAAAATACTTCCCAGGTAACTTAAATGAACTATATGCTCGTAATCCAGAGAAGATTGCCAATAGAGTATATGGATCAAGAATGGGTAATGGAGCAGAAGCTTCAGGAGATGGGTACAAATTCAGAGGAAGAGGAGCTCTTCAATTGACAGGAAAAGATAATTATAAAGCATTTTCAGATTATTTGAAAAAGCCAGAGATTATGACAAATCCAGATCTAGTAGCAACTACTTACTCTTTTGAATCAGCAATGTTCTTTTTTGATAAAAATAAATTATGGTCAATATGTGACCAAGGAGTGAACGATGCTTCAATCCTAGCTCTTACAAAAAGAATTAACGGCGGTACTCATGGATTAGCAGATCGTTCAGAGAAAACTAAAAAATATTACGAATACGTTAAATAGGTAAGTATAAGATGAAAACATCACTATTAATCACATTATCATTGACTACAGCATTAGCATTTATTGGTACATATTTTATGCACCTAACAGCAGATAACATCGAACAATACCTTTCAGTAGGATTGGTTGTCTTTGCTGATGGCTTCTTTGGTATATGGGCAGGAGTTAAGAGAGAAGGTTTTCAGACTTTTAAAGCATTAAGCGTATTAAAAACATTTGGCTTTTGGGTAGTAATGTTATCAGCCATCTTATCAATAGAAAAAGGATTTACTGGAACATCTTGGTTAAGTGAGACTATCATGGCTCCCTTCTTAGTATTCCAATTAGTTTCTATATTGAAGAATGCCTCAATGGTAGGTATAGTTAAAAATGAACTAGCAGTTCAGATATTGGACAGACTAGACAAACACAAAGGAGAAAGAGATGTTACAGAATAAACAAAACATATTACTATTGATAGCAATACTACTGGCCGGTTACAATATTTTTACTACAAATAGTATTAAAACAGATGTGCAAGGTTACAAGAGTAAAATAGAAGCTTTGCAAGTTAAAGTTGATTCAACACAAGCTGTTAACAAAGTGATTGATATTAAAATTGATTCAGTAAAAGGAAAGGTAACTACCATTACTCAGCAAATCAATCATATAGATAATAATATTACAGTAATTAAAAAACAGACAGATGAAAAAGTTAATAGTGTTGATCACTTTACTGCTAACGAGCTTGAGCAGTTTTTCGCAAATAGATACAACAAGAGTAGTAATTAAGAGTCCAATTGCTAAATTAGTAATTAAGGATTTAATTAAGTATGATGGATGTGTTCTTGAACTTACAGCTACACAAGATAAGGTATCTAAGTTAGAAGATAGAGAAAAACAAAAGGATGCAATCATATCTCTTCAAGCAGATAAAGATAAGAACAACCAGTTTATTATAGGTACTCAGAAGAAACAATTAGATCTTTCAAGTGAGCTATCAGAAAAATTAAACAAAGAATTAAAAGGTCAGAGAACTAAAACTTTTCTATATAAGGCCGGGACAGTAATAGGAATAGTCACAACATCTTATTTACTTATAAAATAAAAACAATAAAAAGATAATCAAGGCTTGCTTTCGCAGGCCTTTTTTATTATATTATAGTTATATAAAAATGTAAAAGTTATGAATCAAAGAGAAGTTACTGTGACTATCGACGAGGATAGTCCTAAGAAAGAATTAGTCAACCATCCTCAACACTACGGGGGTAAGGGAAACAAATACGAAGCCATAAAAGTAATTGAAGCATGGGACTTAGGTTTCTGTCTAGGAAATACTGTAAAGTATATCTCTAGAGCAGGAAAGAAAGATAACATAGTTCAAGAATTAGAAAAAGCTCTTTGGTATTTAAAAAGAGAAATTAAAACACTAAAGAAAGATGGCCAAGAAAGTACTCAAGCAGGTAACTCTAATTAGAGATTTCTGCAATCCAGTTATAGATTATAACACTAGTAAATCAATTTCCTATAGTCAAACTCTATCCTACAATACTTGTCCGCACCAATGGGCATTGAAATATGTTAAAGGACTGCAGGAATATAAGCCTTCCATTCATACAGTCTTTGGAACAGCCTTACATGAAGTTGTACAGGAATGGTTAACAGAACTCTACGAAGGAACTGTAAAGAAGTCCAGTGAAATGGATCTTGGAGCACTTCTACATGAAAAACTCTTCAGTATTTATGCTCAAGAAAAAGAGAAGTACGGGAAGCATTTCTCTACCTCTGAGCAGTTATCTGAGTTTCATAATGATGGAGTTGAAATATTGAATTACGTACGTAAGAAACGCTCTAGCTACTTCGGTACCAAGTACTACAAGCTGGTAGGGGTAGAAATTCCACTAATACATCAAATAGCAGAGAATATTTTCTTCAAAGGATTTATTGATATTGTACTCTATGATGAACAGGATGACAGATATATCATATTAGATATCAAAACATCAACCTCAGGATGGAATGATTATGCAAAGAAGGATGATAAAAAGCTAGCACAATTACTTCTTTATAAAGAATTCTTAGCAAGACAATTTAATATAGATGTTGATAAGGTAGATGTAAAGTACTTCATCGTAAAGAGAAAAGTACCTGCTGATCCAGAATATCCAGCCATGGGTAGAAGAGTTCAAGAGTTTGTACCACCTTCAGGAAAAATTAAAAGAGGGCAAGCAACTACAGCTCTTACAAAATTTATTGACGATGCTTTCGATTCACATGGAAAGTATATAGATAAGGAGTACGACAAGAAGCCATCTAAGTCCAATTGTATGTTTTGTGATTTTAAAGGTACAGAGCATTGCCATGCAGGTGTTTTGATATAAGGGTATATTTATATATACATATAATTATATAAACAATGAACACAAAAAAATTAACATCGGTTAAGGTAGAGGAGGATCTTCTACAAGAATTTAAAGAGCAATGCGTAAGGGATAAGTTTTCTTTACAGAAGCTTGTAGACAGAGCAATTTTTCTCTATATTACAGAAGATACTTTTAAGCAAAAATTACGTACACAAACAGATATTAAATTAAAATAGTTACATGAAAGAAAAATTTCGTTATGTTAAGAAAGAAGATCGTAAAAAGATACTTCTGTTATGCGATGATATTAGGATGCATTCCGGTATCGCAACTATGGCCAGAGAGATTGTTGTAGGAACAGCTCACCACTTCAATTGGGTAAATCTAGCAGCAGCAATTAATCACCCTGAAGCAGGTAAAGGATTTGATATCTCAGGAGAGGTTAATAGGATAACAGGGTTAGTAGATTCAGATGTTAAAGTACTCCCTAACAATGGATACGGAGATGCTATGCAAATTAGAGCCCTAATTGCACAAGAAAAACCAGATGCTATTTTCATCTTTACAGATCCAAGGTACTGGGTATGGTTATTTGAAATAGAAAGAGAGATTAGAAATGAAATTCCTTTGATGTACTTAAACATTTGGGATGATTATCCAGCTCCTCTTTACAACAAACCTTATTACGAGTCATGTGATTTGTTAATGGCAATCTCAAAACAAACTAAAAATATTAATGAAATAGTTTTAGGAGAGGCTGTTAAGGATAAGGTATTGAAATATGTTCCTCATGGAATAAACGAAGATCACTTCTTTCCCATGACTTCAGTAGAAGATCTTAAACACTTAGATGAGTTTAAAAAGAATTTATTTCAAGGAAAGGATATCGAATTCGTAGCATTCTTTAATTCAAGAAACATCAGAAGAAAATCTCCAGGAGATGTAATTCTATCCTATAGAATGTTCTGTGATTTAATCGGAGAAGAGAAGGCTAAGAAATGTGCTCTAGTAATGCATACTCAAGCTGTAGATGAAAATGGTACAGACCTTTATGCAGTAAGAGAAGCAATTTGTGATGACAGTTATGTGAATGTATTCTTCTCACAAGAGAGATTAGATACTCCTCAAATGAATTTACTCTATAACATAGCAGATGTAGGAATGCTTATCACTTCAAATGAAGGATGGGGATTATCTCTAACTGAAACTATGATGGCAGGTAAAATGATCATAGCAAATACAACTGGAGGTATGCAGGATCAGATGAGATTTACAGATGAGAACGGCGATTGGATCGACTTCAGTTCAGACTTTCCTTCCAATCATAGAGGAACTTATAAGGATCATGGACTATGGGCAGTGCCTGTATATCCTTCAAACATCTCAATGGTAGGATCAGTTCCAACTCCTTACATCTTTGATGATAGATGTGCACCAGAAGATGTAGCAAAAGCTATCGTAGAGGTATATGAGATGGGTAAAGAAGAGAGAGATAGAAGAGGATTAGCAGCTAGAGAGTGGGTAACTTCAGATGAATCAGGAATGTCAGCACGTCAAATGTGTGAGAATGTTATTGATGCAATGAATGAAACATTCGAAAAGTTTACTCCAAGATCTAGATTTGATCTTCACAAAGTAACTGAGAGACCAAAAAGATACATCACACATAAATTAATATACTAATGGGACAGAGTTTTAAAAGCTATAAAGATAGAATAACATTATCTGAGATTATAGGTGAATTATTTGATAGTAAGCCTTTTACGAGTACCTTCAATTTCAGTTTAAATAACTACAAGGATATCGTTGTAACTCCATTTCAAGATCCTCAAGATAATGAAATTAAAATTATTTACTACAACGAAGGTAATGGTTTATATGAAATAGATTTTATGGTTAATAATACTAGTTTTAAAGATTTAGATGTTAACTATACCTTAAAAGATTATACCAAATTACTATCTACAGTGGCTAATGCAACTTCTCAATTTTTAGATAAGTATGAACCTACAGGGTTAAAAATAAAAGGAGTTGATGATTATAGAAAAATTCAAGATAAGGAGAAAGCTCAAGGACAGAAAACTAGAATCTATGATTATCTTATTTCACAGATAGAGGATAAAGGAAATTATATGGTAGATAAGTCTGTCAAAGATGGTATTGCATTAATGAGAAAATAAAAATAGAGTTATATGAATAATAAACCAACATTAGTAGTAAGCTGTCCTGTAGATACTTACTCAGGATACGGAGCAAGATCAAGAGACTTTGTACAATCAATTATCGATTTAGATAAGTATGATGTAAAAATATTATCACAAAGATGGGGAGGAACTAGATTTGGATACCTAAAGGATCATAAGAATGAATCCTTAGCTTCTAGAATTGTTCCTCAACTAACACAACAGCCAGACGTTTGGATTCAAATTACAGTACCAAATGAATTCCAAAAGGTTGGTAAATACAATATTGGAGTAACAGCAGGAATTGAAACTACACTTTGTGATCCTTCTTGGATTGAAGGATGTAACAGAATGGACCTAGTACTAGTATCAGCACAACATGCTAAGAAAGTATTTGAAGAAAGTAAATTCAATATGCAAGATTCAAATACAGGACAGGTAACAGGTACAGTTGAGCTTCAAACAAAAGTAGAGGTTGTATTTGAAGGAGCTGATATAGAGAAGTATGCACCATTAGCATGGCCAGTTACATTAGATCTTTCAGACATACCAGAAATGTTCTGCTTCCTAACAGTAGGGCACTGGCTTCAAGGAGCAATCGGAGAGGACAGAAAAAATATTGGATACACTATTAAAGCATTCTTAGAAACATTTAAGAATAAAAAAGATCAACCAGCACTTATTTTAAAAGTACAAGCAGGAGCAGGAACCTCTATCATGGATAGGGAAGCAGTATTAGATAAAATTGATGCAATTAGAAAAACAGTAAAAGGTAAATTACCGAACATCTACCTCTTACATGGAGAAATGTCTGATGCTGAAGTAAATGAATTATACAATCACGGTAAGGTAAAAGCAATGATCTCTTTAACAAAAGGAGAAGGATTTGGGAGACCTCTACTAGAGTTCAGCTTAATCAATAAGCCAATTATAGCTTCAGGATGGTCAGGACATATTGATTTCCTAGACAATCAATTTACAAAACAAATCGGAGGAACTTTACATAACGTACATCCATCAGCCGTAGTAGATAAGATGATACTAGCAGAGAGTTCTTGGTTTAAACCAGACGATTCTCTTGTAGGAAAAGCTTTAAAAGATGTATTTGAAGACTATAAAGTATATAAGGAATTAGCCAAAAGACAGGGGTATAGGAGTAGAACTGAGTTCTCGTATGATAAGATGAGAGAGACGCTAGATACTCTTCTAACACAGTACATTCCTGAATTCCCTAAGCAAGTACAGTTAAAGTTGCCTCAACTTAAGAAAATAGAACTACCAAAATTAAAAAAGATATAATGGAAGAAAAAATGTCAATCTGTCCACATTGTGGAGGAAATGCTTGCTATGAACAAGCAGTAACAGAAGAAGTCACAACGAGCTTTTGCTTTGGATGCGGGTATTCAACTTCAACTCTAATGGTTCAAGGAGGAGATCTAGTAAACAAAACACTAGAAGCATCACCAGAACTTTACAAAGACCTTATGTTTGTAAGTGAAGATAAAAAAGTTTGGTTCCCTTCCACAGTTACTCTTCCAAATAAAGGAATGGTATTCTTAGACGGAACAGCAAAGGAGAATTGGAGATGGGCAGCAGTAACTTCAGTAGAGATCCTAGAAGAAGAGAAAGCTAAATTTCCGAAAGGTCAAACAACTAAAATGGATATGAAAAATATCAAACATTTTGAGAAAGAAGACTTTATGGAAGCATTAGATGCTATCAAATTCTTTGATGTAGAAGTTGCAGAATCGGAATAAATTTCTTATATTAATAAGATGAAAATAAGTTATGCAATAACAGTTTGTAATGAATTAGAGGAAGTTAGAAGACTAGTCGACTTCCTCATTCTTATTAAACGAAGAGAAGACGAGATAGTAATCTTGTTTGATGAGAAAAACGGAACAGATGAGGTATTCAACTATATAGAATCTCAGGTTGGAGAGTGTGAAGTCTTCTGTGAAAAGTTTGAAGGACACTTCGCTGATTGGAAAAATGAACTTACATCACACTGTACAGGAAAGTACATCTTTCAGATAGATGCAGACGAACTTCCAACTGAGGACCTTATTGTAAACCTTCCATACATTTTAGAAGTTAACCAAGATGTAGATGTATTCCTTGTACCAAGAATCAATACAGTAGAAGGACTCACTCATGATCACATACGTCAATGGAGATGGAATGTGAATGACAAAGGCTGGGTAAACTTCCCAGACTACCAATGGAGAATTTATAGAAATGATCCTAGCATAAAGTGGAAGAACAGAGTACATGAGGTACTAGAAGGATTTAAAACATCTACATTACTTCCAGCAGAAGAACTATACTGCTTATACCATCCAAAAACAATCGACAGACAAGAGAAACAGAACAATTACTACGATACTCTATGAAAATAGCATTTTTAACAGAAATGGGATTCGAAGGAAAGATCTTAGCTGATCATCCAAATATGCGAACAGAGTTTGCTTGGATGCATACACTAAATGCCGATCACTTCTGTATATATGACTTTAGTAAAGTTAAAGACTATGACTATATCTTTATTATCTTTCCAAAAGGGAGAGTATTTCTAAGTGCAGAAGGCTCTCAAATACTAGACGGAATAAATCCAGTAACTGATCTTCTTATAAAAGAGCCAGTAGAGAGATTAAAACTATCAAATAAAAAAGTCTATATAATTCAAGAAGGACCGCACTGGTGGTGGAATGATTACGATATGTACGATCAGGTTAGGTTTTTTAATATGATGGTATCTTGTGATGGAATCTTTGCACACAACGAACATGATACAAAGTACTATAGAGGAGTGTTTCCTAGCGTTACTGTACATGTTATACCTACTCTCCTAATTGACTCTATAGTAGAAGATATTAAACCTATTAGAGAAGAGAAAGTTATTATAGGAGGAAACTTCGCTAGATGGTATGGCGGTATGGAAAGCTTTACAGTAGCACAGAGATTTCAAGTTCCAATATGGGGACAGACTTCTCATGCAATGAGAGAGGGAGAAGATCAATTAATAAATCACTTACCAAGAGTATTCTGGACAGATTGGATGAAACAATTAAGCTCATTCAAATATGCTGTCCATCTTATGCCAACCATAGCAGCTGGGACTTTTAGTTTGAATTGTGCCTATTTTGGAATTCCCTGTATAGGAAATGAAAAAGTAGATACACAAAGACTCTGCCATCCAGACCTAGCAGTTGATGTAGAAGATGTAGAGAAGGCAGCAATGCTGGCTGAAAGACTGAGAGATGATAGAGATTTTTACGAAGAATGTAGCAAGACAGCTAAGGAGAATTATAAAAAATACTACAACGAAAAGTTGTTTAAAGAAAAATTTAATACCATCTTAAGTATATGAGCATAACAGTTATATTAAATGGATACAAGAGAGGAGATAACCTCGATGAGCAATACGAAGCTTTACAAAAACAAACAGTTAAGCCTGATGAGATATTACTCTGGTATAATAACCCAGGAGATTCAGATCCGAATTATGAAATAGGAACAAAAATACCTACTGCATATTGTACAGATAATTTCGGAGTATGGGCTAGGTTTGCCTTTGCATTAAATGCTAAATCAGACCATATTTGTATCTTTGATGATGATACCATTCCAGGAAGTAAGTGGTTAGAGAATTGTCTAACAACAATGAAATCTAACGAAGGACTTTTAGGAACAATAGGACTTTACTACCCACAGCCAGTACCTGCATCAGATCCAAGATGCTCTTACTATGAGTACTATGAAAGATATGGCTGGGCTAATCCTAATGAAGAACTTAAGCAGGTGGACTTAGTTGGACATTCTTGGTTCTTCAAAAAAGAATGGCTTTCAGACTACTGGAGAGAGCTTCCAGATCCAAAATACAATCTTTGCGGAGAAGATATGCACTTCAGTTACATGTTACAGAAATATAGAAACCTTCCTACATTTGTACCACCGCACCCTAAGGATGATATAGAGATGTGGGGGAGTATTAAGGGACAGTATGGAGCTGATGAAAACAGTTTATGGGAATCAAACAAGCAAACAAATACAGGAGTTCCTTTCAAACAAGCAATGCATGACTACTTTGTAGAGCAAAGAAGTAAAGGTTGGAAACTAATAGAAGAAAGGTAGAATGGTATTATTATGTTTTGGAACAAGACCTGAATGGTTAAAGATAAAGCCTATAGTAGGGTTGATGAATAAGGATGAATATAAACTTCTCTTCACAGGTCAGCACCCAGACTTATTAAAAGATGTAGAGGTTGATTATAGTATAGAGATAGGTGAGTCAGAGAATAGATTAGATCAACTTATATCAGATTGTATGCTTCAATTTCCTAAAGGAGACTTTACCTCGGTACTAGTACAAGGAGATACTGCATCAGCATTTGCTTGTGCACTAGCAGCTTTCAATAGACAATTAAAGATATACTATCTTGAAGCAGGATTAAGGAGCTATAATATGCAACATCCATATCCAGAAGAAGCCTATAGACAAATGATTGCAAGAATAGCAGATGTAAATCTTACACCTACAGAGTTATCTAAAAGTAATCTAGAGAATGAAAAAGTATCAGGAAAGAAAGTTGTAGTCGGCAATACTGTTTTAGATAACTTAGTAGAGTTTAAAAATCAGTGTGAGTATCAGAATAAAGTATTAGTAACTCTACACAGAAGAGAGAATCACTACTGGATGGATAGATGGTTTATAGAGTTAGAGAAGCTAGCAAATGAAAATCCAGAACTAGAATTTACACTACCTATACATCCTAATCCAAATGTACAGAAGCATAAACATTTACTCTCAAAAGTAAAAGTAGTAGATCCTCTTTCACATAAAGAGTTGCTTGAAATACTAGTTAAATGTAAACTTGTAATATCAGACTCAGGAGGATTACAGGAAGAAGGATCTTTTTTTAATAAGAAAGTTATTGTGTGTAGAACTACTACAGAACGACCTGAAGCAATAGAGACAGGTCACTTATACCTATGCCCAGATCCAAAAACATTACCAGAAATATTTGGATCTTTAAAAGAAAATTACTATATTAATAGTATATGTCCTTACGGAGATGGACACTCCTCTATAAAAGTAGTACAAATAATACAAGATGAAAGATTTTAATCAAGATTTTAAGTTCTTTACTGATTTGATAAACTCAGATAAGAATTTTGCTTATGCAAGATATGCAGATGGAGAGGTAGGTTTAATGAAAGGAAATTCAATAAAAGAAGGAAGCCAGGCCTTCCATGTAGATAAATGGGAATCTCCTCAAGGATTAACAAAGGTAGGAAAAGAGTTATTAGAGACATTAGAGCACACAGAGGATAATTACTACTACGCAATATCTTCTCATACAGATTGGGCAGATGATCATCAGTTTTTAGTGAATAGAATTAAAGTTCCTTCTAATATTACTTTTGCTAATCTATGGATAAATGCTAATTATGAAAAGATGAAAGCATTCTACTCTAGCTTTAAAAAAGAATCCTACGTAATATGTAATCAAAAAGCGAAGAAAGAATCTTTTCCTTTCCAGGTATTAGAAATCTTTCCATTTCCAGATAATTGTATACACTACTGGGAGGAGTACGGAGAAGATTACATAACTCAACTCTCAGAATATGTAAAAGAAGTTCAGAATAAAACTTTCTTTATATCATGTGGACCAGTCTCTGAGATAATTATTCATAATCTTTATTTAGTAAATCCTAATAATCAATATATTGATGTAGGGTCCTCTATAGATGAGTTTGTACATGGACAAAAGACAAGGCCATATATGGATACAAGTACAAAGTATTCAAAAGAAATCTCAGAATTTAATAAAACATTACAACCGAGCCTATTAACCCTTTCAGTTATTATTCCAACTTGTGATAAGTACATCCACTTAGTAGAAGGTCTAATGTACACTGTCAATAAGTTCTGGTCAGCAAAATGTAACTTCATAGTATTAGGATATACTCCACCGCAGTATGATTTACTTCCTAATTGGAAATTTGTAAGCTTAGGAGAAGATACAGGTCCACAGAACTGGTCAAATGACTTGTTAAAATTCTTTGATACCTTTGAAGGAGAGTATTTTATTAATATGATTGACGATACATTAATGACCAGGTCAGCAGACATATCTAAAATCGAATCTGCGTATGCATATATGTTATCACATAAAGAAGTTAAGAAGTGCTTCCTACATGGATCACTGAGTAGCGGGGATACTTCCTTATTAGGAGATATTAAATTAACTCCTACTGAAGATCTGGAAGGGTTTTGGGATATAAATCAGACAGCAGACTATAGGACAAGTATTCAGTCTGCAATATGGAATAAGAAGTACTTCTTACAACTACTTAAGCCGGGAATGAATCCTTGGGAGTTTGAAACACAGCATACAAAAAACGATAATGCTAGAATACTAACAACTAGAGGTAATCATCCAACAATGTATTCACATTTATATAGAATAGGCAATCAGCTAATTCCAAACTGGTACGAATCAGTATTCGAAAATACAAGACTATCTGACCAGGATATCAAATACCTATCTAACTTATTAAATTTAAAATAATGGAACACATATATTCAAAAGTAGAACCAGAAAAGATACTACATACAATTGTACGTAAGGAAGATCTAACACCTGGAAGGAAGGAAGTAGTAACAGAGGAGCATTTTATACAATGTGCTATTCTAAATATGGAAGAAGGTAAAACATTTAAACCTCATAGGCATATCTGGAAAGATAGAGCTAGGAGCGTTATTGCACAAGAGTCTTGGATAGTAATTCAAGGAAGTGTTAAATGTATCTTCTATGATTTAGATGATAGTATTATTGCAACTCCAATACTGTACCCTGGTGACGCTTCTTTTACATTAGAAGGAGGACATACATATCAAATATTGGAGGATAACACGTTAGTGTATGAATACAAAACAGGTCCCTACGAAGGTCAATCCTTAGATAAAACATTTATAGGTGAGTAAAGATCTTTTCATTCATAGAGACGTTGAATTTAAAGTAGAACCTACCTTAGGAGATCATATTGCAATTGATAAGGGAGTCTACTGTACGGTAAATGCTTCAATAGGAGACTACATTCATATAGGCCCATACGTTACAATCATAGGAGGAAAGAAGAGTTCTTTCACAGCCAAAGGATTCAATAACATAATGGCAGGAGCTAGAATCATTTGTGGATCAGATCGATTTGATGGAAGCGGACTATTTGGAGCAATGATACCGGAAGAACTAAAAGGGACTCAGATTATTGAGCCAGTTATTATGGAGGAGTTCTCTAACATAGGAACAAATGCAATTGTACTTCCTGGATCAATTTTAAGAAAAGGAGTATTACTATCAGCAGGAAGTCTTTTAAAAGGAGATACAGAAGAGTGGGGAGTGTATAAAGGTAATCCAGCAGTCCTAGTAAGGAAGGTAGATCCAACTAAGATAGTAATTAATGCAAAAAAGCTAGGTTATGAATTTTAATACAGTAACAGAATTTGAATATCAAGTAGCAGAGTTCTTTGGAGCACCTTATGCCATAGCAGTTGATGCTTGTACTCATGGAGTTGAATTATGTCTAAGGTATACTAATGCAGAAAAGATAAGTGTACCGAAAAATACTTATTTGTCTATTCCATTTTTATTTCATAAATTAAACATATGGCTAGAGTGGAGAGATGAAGATTGGAAAGATTACTACTACGTAACAGATAGAGTAATTGATGCAGCAGTACTTTGGAAAAGAGACAGCTACATACCAGGAACCTTTATGAGCTTATCTTTTCAGTTTCAGAAACATTTAAGCCTAGGAAGAGGAGGAATGATTTTAACAGATAATAAAGAAGCAGCCATAAGATTAAAGAAGATGACATATGATGGTAGGCTTCCAAATATTCCTTGGAGAGATCAAGATATAGATACAATAGGGTACCATTACTATATGACACCTGAAACAGCTCAATTAGGGTTAGATAAACTCCCAGCAGCAATAGAAGCTACACCAAGACAGTGGACAGTAAATGACTGGCCAGATTTAACACAGATGACAATATTTAAACAAAAATAGTTTTATGACAAAGAAAGCCTTTATAACAGGGATTGGTGGACAGGATGGAAGTTATCTTGCAGAGTACCTCCTAGACTTAGGATACGAAGTACATGGTATCATTAGAAGAAACTCTACACCAGAACATCAACAGAGTAGGATAGAATCGGTAAGAGGAAACATTCACGTATACTATGGAGATTTGTTAGACCAAGGAAGTGTAGAACATTTACTAGATAAAGTACAACCAGATGAAATCTATAACTTAGCAGCACAGTCTCATGTTAGAATTAGTTACGACATTCCACAATTCACAGCACAGACAAATGCAGTAGGAGTATTGAATGTACTGGAAGCTTTTAGAAGATCATGCCCAAATGCAAAGTTTTATCAAGCATCCTCATCAGAGATGTTTGGTTCAGCTGTTGATGCGGATGGTTATCAAAGAGAAACTACTCCAATGAACCCTGTATCACCTTATGGATGTACAAAAGTATTTGGATATAACATTGTAAGAAATTATAGAAATGCATATAAGGTACATGCTTCAAATGGAATCTTATTCAATCACGAATCACCTCGTAGAGGGTCTAACTTTGTAACTAACAAAGTAGTTAAGGCAGCAGTCTCAATCAAGTTAGGATTAGAAGACAAGTTAGAGCTAGGTAACATGGATGCTTATAGAGACTGGGGACATTCTAAAGACTATATCAAAGCAATGCACTTAATTCTTCAGCAAGACAAGCCAGGTGACTGGGTAGTTGCTACAGGAGAGACTAGGTCGGTAAGAGATATGTGTGAGTATGTATTTAGTAAATTAGAATTAGATTACAAACAGTACGTAACACAAAACAGTAAGTTCCTACGTCCAGAAGAACTTCCTTACTTAAAAGGAGATTCAACTAAAATGAGAGAGTTAGGATGGAAGCCAGAGTATACTTTTGAAAGTATGATGGATGAAATGATTGAACATTGGACAAATATATTATCAAAATAAAATACTATGGCAGTTTATAGAACACAGGGAGATGTTAATTTTAAAAATTACGGAGGAAGTGCAATCGAGGAAGTCTCTCCACTAGAATGGGCAGATGAATTAGAAACTTCACGAATAGACGAAGAGTCCTGGATTGAGAGGTACAAATATGAAGCAGCCGCAATTCTAGAAGTTATTAGAGAGAATAAATACACAAAGATACTTGAACTAGGGTCAGGGCCGGGTATGTTAAGTCAGTATATATTAGCAGAAGAGCCAGAATTAAAGTATTCATTCATTGATAAGGCTACTTCAAAAGTTATCTTTGAAAAAAGAAAATTTAAAGGTAATAAATTCTTTGTAAAAGATCTTATGCATTCGTTTGATATTTCTGAATTAGATACAGACTATGATTTAATTATTGCAAATGACTTTTTAGAGCACATTGCAAATCCTAGCCATGTAATGTATCAAGCTAGAGAAATCACCAAGGATAATGCAAGCTTCTACATCTCAGTACCTAATTGGAGAATGAACCATGAATTTATTTATAGAGGATTATTTGATTATGATAACTTTATATACTTCTGTAAAATACATGGATGGGAACCAGAATCAGTATCAGGCTCTCCACTGCAGTGTGAATATAAATCAAAAGAAAGCTCAGAGCAAGAACTACCAGACAGTTTAATCACTTCGTGGAACTGGTATTTCCATACTAAGAAATTATAATTTATGAAAATAACATTTTGTATACCTAGTAAGGATAACTTACGATACTTAAAGAATAGTATTGCTTCTATAAAGAAGAATAGCGGACAGGAGAATGATATAATTGTTTATGTTGATGCAAGTAATGATGGAACTCTTGAATGGTTAGAGACAAATAAAATTAAGTATCTTTTAAACGAAACAGCTACACCTAAGGGAATAGCTTATGCTTACAATAGGTGTATTGAAGCTGCTGAAACAGATGTAGTGTGCATGTTCCATGCTGATATGTTTATGGGTAAAGACTTTGATATAAATTTACTAAAACATTTACAACCTAAGACAGTTATAGCAGGTACTAGAATCGAACCACCATTACATCCGGAAGGTAAAGAAAAAATTGTAAAAGACTTCGGAATGTATCCAGAGGACTTTGCAGAAGAGGCTTTTAATATATTTGTAAAACAGGAACAGGAAGATTCTAAAGATCAAGTAACATATGGTATATTTGCTCCATGGGCTTGTTATAAGTCAGAGTTACTAGAGATAGGTCTTCATGATGAGTCTTTTCATTCATACCAAGAGGATTCAGACATATTTAATAGAATGATACTCAGCGGCATGAAGTGTATTCAAAGTAGAGACGCTTTAATATACCACTTGACTTGTAGAGGAGGACAGTTTCAAGATGGAGTAGAACAAGTAACTGTAAATGCAGCTTTTCACATAATGAAAGAAAATGCTGCTAGAAACTATCTACGTAAATGGGGCAATTGGGTTAAGAATGATGAATACCAGCATCCAATTATACATCCTAAGTATAATGTAGCATTTGTAATTAGGAACTGTAACTTTGAGATGTTAAAAGCGTTCGAACCTTGGTGCGGTAGGATCTACATTGATGATGAAATGCAAGTACTAACAACACATTACCTAGATGAGGAGCAGTCAAATACTAAGTTTGACTTGTCAAAAAGAGTTTATACAGTACAGTATAACGATCCTAAATTGGAAAATGATATTGTATTAGAGTTTGATATGAAACAGTTCACACATGACTCCTTTAACCTTATCCAACAACTACCAGAGATATTAAAAGAGAACGGAGAGGTGGGAGAGTTTGAACTAGACATCTTTCGGGTAACAATTATAGCCCTTACAGAATATCAGAATGATCTGATAGTATGTAAAAACTAAACTATTTATAACAAAAACATATGAGCTTAATAAACGAAATAAAAGAAATGTTATCTGAAGTTACAAAGGTAAACTTCAAAGGAAATAAATTTGTCCTTAAGATAGATGTCAATGAAGATCCAAACAAGAAAGGAATCAAAGTACAATTCCTTCCAACAACATTCTCAGGTATGTCTAAGCAACAACAGGACGATATCGCTATGGACTTAGGAGCTAAATTGAATCAAGGATTATCAACACTAGGGTTAACAGTAGAGAGAGATAGAGAGTTAAAGGATAAGACTATTGTAGGCTTCTTTATCTATATCGAATATCTAGATAAAATTATAATTAATGCTTTAAATCAAGCAGCACAAGAACCAAGTAACACTAAATAAAAAAGATATGCCACAGTTTTGTTTTTATTCAAAAGGGAATCCTACACAAGAGCCAGTAGGAGTCCTACACGCAGCAAGTAGAGAAGAAGCAATAAAGTTCTTCTCATTATCAAAACAATTATCAATAAACGATTTTCTAACAATTTTTGAAGTAAAGAACTATAACTATGGTGCACAAGAAGGAATTGCGGAAAGTACTAAACAACTCCTTAAAGGGTAGTGTAGTAATAAGAGAGAAGGATATGGCTAGAGATGTAATAGAAAAGAAACTATTTATTGAAAGCATAATTCTTTTAAGAGAGATAGAAGATAGGAGAGACTTCATGGAAGAAGAGATCGGAATGGATATGTCTATCTATGAAGAAAAGTTCTTACAAATTATAGAAAACTTATTTAAAGTCCATTTCTCTAAAGAGCAATTTGCTTTGATTCAATACTACCTCTACAAAGTTCCTACAATAGATGATTGGGACGGTATGATTGATATTACAGATGGAAAGGAAATGATTACAGTAAAGTTTGAAACACCAGAAGAGGTCTGGACTGTAATTAATAGTCTAAATAAATAAGAAAGTAGTTGCTAGATAACACTATTGTTCGTATATTTAGGTATAAATAATAAATAAAAACGGTTATGAGCTTAGAACAAATTAAATGTACAAGGTGTAAGAATGATATGCCTAAATTACGATTGGATAATTACGGATATGATTTCTGTGTTGAATGTTCAGATGTAAAGCCTAAGGTAGGGCGTATTAGAGTAGTAGGAGAAGGAGACTATACAGTCACTGAACTCGATATCTTAGACCAAGATACAGCTAGAAGACTTCAGGAGTTGGAAAATACTTCTAGAGGAGTTAGAAATATTCCATTAGAGATCTTAAACTTTGATGAGGATGAAATGTCTGATGACAGTAGAGCAATCTCAGAGGCTACTGATAAGGCATTAGAAGGAGAACTAGAAGTCTTAGAAGAAGACGAGATAGAAGACCTAGAAGATGTTGAAGATGTAGAGCTTGAAGACGAAGACGACGAATAGATGCCACCAAGTAAATTCATATCGAAAGATGATTGCTTAAGAGCAATGCAAAATACTAGAAGTAACCGAGGAGCAGCTCGGTTTCTTCGATGTAGCTTTGTACACTATAAGAAGTATGCTAGGACTTATGTGAATGATCAAGGAGTAACTCTATGGGAGGCTCATAAGAATCAATCAGGGGTAGGTATTCCTAAATACCTTCCTAACAAAGGCAAGCAAGCACCTCTTAAAGAATTGATTGAAGGAAAGATATCAGTAACTTCTTTTGAGCCAGCCAAAATCAAACAGAGATTAGTATTTGAAGGGTATTTAAAGGAAGAATGTAGCCGATGTGGCTTTCATGAAGAGAGAGTAACAGATCATAAAATACCTTTGATACTTCAATTCAGAGATAAGAACAAAGTCAACTACGAGCTTTCTAATATAGAGCTTATGTGTTACAATTGTTCTTTCCTATATTCAGTATCACCTATTACCGACAAGCAAGTAGCAGCAGCAGAAGACTCTGTAGACAGACAAGTAAGAGATTTTGATTGGGAGGTAGATGATGCAATGAAAGAGCATTTAGAATCATTAGGACTTTGGAATGAAACACCAACAGACGGCTCACAATACATCTCAGAAAACTATAGAAGAAATGAAAAAGAAGACTAAACCTTCCAGAGAAAGAATTGTAGCCAACAAGCTTGTAAAGCAATCTGAACAGAATGAAAAGCTGAGAGAGAAGACAATTAGTAATTCTTTTTGGAAATTGTTTAGAAAATAGTTGCTAGAACGAATCTTTATTCTTATATTTAGGTATAAATAAAAAGATATGGCAGAAAAGACAGGCGCAACGGTAAAGAAGCTTCATGATTTTAATACCTCAGGAGTATTGGAAGTATGTATTAAAGGTAATTGGTATAGGACTACTTGTAATGATTTCAGATCATTCGATGGTCAGAGAAGAATAACTGAGCCTATCAAGCAGCCAGGTATAGGAGAGAGCTTTAATGATATAGAATTTAAGACCTATGACTATAATGGTCCGGTCTATATCCTTCAGACAAATCTAGAAGTAATCAGAATGGATACAGAAACAATTGTAACTAATCCACTAATGCCAGTAGAACAGAAATCATTAATCAATAGCAATCGAATATGAAAAAACTGCAAATAGAATCTATGCAAGACCTAGAGACTATCTTCAAAGAAAGATCAGTTGAGATGATAACTAACATTAGAGAGAGTATTCAAGAAGCTTTAAAGAAAAAAAAGAAGTCAGCTCTAATATTTGAGATAGAGGTAGAAGGGTTGGAGAGTTCATTCGAAGTATCTCTAACACATAAAGAATGGACCTCAGCTCTAGAGAATTGCTTGAAGCATTATGAAGAGTGGGAGATGGGAGATGATGCAATTGATACTTATTTATTACTTAAAGAACTAAAAGCATGATAAAGCCTTATACTAAGACATTTGTATGTGAATTGACTGGAATCAAGACAACTTATACGTACAACGGTGCCAGTATCGTTACTGGTATGATAAAAGCGGAGTTCGAATATCCTAAAGAATACTTAGATGAATTCAATAAAAAGGAAAAAAGACAGAGTAATCTTCCGAAAACAAAACAAATGTTCTTAAATCCTGCAACAGGAAAAGAAGTTGGATATTACAGAGCTAAGAATTTAGGCCTTGTAAAATAAATTAAAAAAAGTTTGTATATTAGTTGCTAGAACGAATCTTTGTTCGTATATTTAAGTATAGAAATCAATTAAAAACAATAAGGTATGTTAGCAAAATTCAACACAGGTTTAGATTCTTACCTTTCAAAAGATCAAGTAAAAGCTTTAGCACCAGTAGCATTCGCTACAGCACCAACAAGTGATAAAGTTAGTAAGGACTACTTACTAGTAAATACTGAGACTATCATCGATGACTTAGCAAAGCTAGGATGGCTTCCAGTTACAGCCTCTCAAAGAAAGGCTAGAAACTCTGAAAAGGCTACAATCTTCTCCAAGCACATGGTATCATTTCAGAATCCAGATCTTATGATCAAAGGTAAGAATGGTGATGATGCTTTTCCAAGAATCATTTTAACGAACTCTCATGATGGATTTAATTCTTTTCAGTTTAGAATTGGAATCTACAGATTAGTATGTTCAAATGGATTGGTAGTAGCTGACGAGGAATTCTCAGCATTCAGAATACGTCACACAGGATATACCTTCGAAGAATTAAGAGGAGTAGTAGCACAAGCAGTAGCTGATCTTCCTAATAAGGTAATGATTTTAAATCAAATGCAGTTAAGAGAGTTGAGTTCTGAAGAGCAAAGACAATTGGCTATCGATGCAATGCAATTGAGAACAAATAGAATCGATGCTGTATGGGATGAGGAAACAATCCAAGATGTTTTGACTCCTAAAAGAGATGCCGATAAAGGAAATGATCTTTGGACAGTCTTTAATGTAATCCAAGAGAAGATTACTCAAGGAGGATATTCAGCAGCATTGAATGGTGCTAAGGTTAGAAAGGTTAGAAAGATTAAATCATTCGAGAAAGATCTTAAAGTGAATCAAGATCTATTCAAACTAGCAGTAGCATTAGTAAACTAATGAATAGAGATCAATACATACAGATGAGAAGAACTGGCCAATACGACCTTGGCTGGTTCTATCAATACTTCCTAGAGAATAAGGATAAGAATAGAGTAACACCTTCCTTCGAAGTATTTCAACAAGCATTTAATATGTACTTCCAAATGAATGGAGCAATAGTGATAGAGAATATGGATAAGAAAATGGGAGTAACCAAGATAGAGAACGAACAGGGGCAGATACTATACATAAATTAAACAAATATGAAGACAGGAAATTACTTTCAAGTGATATTAAAAAGTGGAAAGACCTACCCAAAGCTATACAGAGATCCTGCTAGAGCTATGAAAGAAGTAGGCTCAGGGAATATTAAAATGCTTAGAGAGGTATTAGCATCTCAGGTCAATGCAAAGTACACAGAGATAGACTCTATTACAGGAACAAAAGAAAATGAATTATAGTTATGGAAAAATTACTAGTAGTATTAGGAGCGTTGGGAACATTGTTAATAATAACAGTTGTAACAGCTTGGCCAAATATGTGGCTTTGGAACAACGCTCTAGTAGGAGCAGTAGATGGAATTCATCCAATAGGATTTTGGCAATCATTAGGAATTACCTTCCTTTGCAGTTCTTTAATCGAATCAAATACAAATAGTAAGTAGTATGAGAAAGTTAACAATTTTAAAGACGGTTGCATTTTTTATTGGATGGTTATTGTCAATCTTATACATACCAACAGGACTTCACTTAATGAGCAGTCCAAGTAATGTTAAACTTATCTTAGGTATCTTATTTGCAATAGGAACAATAGGTGGTGCATTTCATTTTGCTTTTAAGTTTAGAGAGAGTGCAGCTAAGTTAGTTAGTGAAAGTAGAGAGAGAAGGTTAGAAAAAATTAGAGAACAATTTAAAAAAGATAACGAGATATGATATTTTTAACTATATTATTATTTATTGCTATCTTTCTAGCAATAGTTCATGAAATTATATTTGTATGGGAATATGGTACGCCTCCAAAAGATAAGGATGTGCTTGAGATGTGGGAAAAGTGTAAGGATAGTTACAATGAATTAGATCGGTTTGCTTGTATGGTTAGTGCGGAAAAATAAGCCGAATCACTCCATACAAGACTAAGCAATCCAAGTACAAAATCAACATTAAATTAAACCAAATACCGCATTAATTATACAAGCTGTTAGTAGCTGGACGGATTATTAAAACGAAAATTAACTTATAAAAATAAAATTATGTCAATCAAAAAATTAAAATACGGAAATGTTGAAGATGTTACCGTTGTAGAGTTTGGAAAAGGAACAGTTTCTTTAGTTAATACTCAAAATGAGAATTACAAATTATTGTTGATTAAAGAAAAGGAGTTTTCCCCAATTGGAGAAATTGGAGAATTTAAAAGTACCACAGATGAATTTGAACCGCAAATTGTACTTGCTTTTAAAAATAGAGAATCATTTGATGTTTTCAAAGAATTTATAAACAACATCGAAACTGATTTCGATTATGAAAACGAGTTGTAGTCTTGCTACTAACGGTTGCGCTTGGTGCAGGTTGCTAAGCAAATCGTGAATAGAAAGAAAATGTTTCTGCAACTTGCTCCAAACGCTTGTTATCACTCGTTTTTTTATTTATTTACAATTTTTATAAATAATATTTGTAAATTAATTAGGTTTATACAAATATTAATAACTATATTTGTAAAAGAAATTTAAACTTATAACAAAATGGAAAATTTAAAAGAATTATTGAAAAGCGGTAAAGAAGTTGTTTTTAATAACGAAAGAACTTTTAACACCGATGAAGGTTTTAGAGTTGCCTTATGTAGTTTTAGAGATGAAGCTCGTAATAGTTTGGCAAATGGATTTAAAATTGAATTCAACGGAGCAATAGTTGTTTCATCAACTCGATTTGATGTTTTTGAAAGAAAACTAGAACAACTAAAAAAAGATTGGAATTTAGAATTAAAATCTTGGTAATGAACAAAAAACTATATCACATAGAATTTAAAAGTGCTTCCGATAATGAGAAGCACTTTTACTACGGAGATTTAACAATCTTATGCAATACTCACGAAATTGGAATATCAAAATTCACTCTTGACAGATGGAATTTTGAAACGCCTTTCGAGAATGAAATTTGCATTATTCGGAAAAACGAACTCGTTACCAGTAAACGTTCTGTAAAATGAGTGATAACGGTTCGCTTGTATGGTTAGTGCGGAAAAGTAAACCGAAACACTCCGTTAAAGACCAAATAATTCAAGTACAAAATCAACTAATAAATTAAACCAAATACCGCATTAACTATACAAGCTGTTAGCGGATGTGGCTTTTAACGATAAACTTCTGGGCGGAGTGATAAATCCCAAACCAATATACTATGAGTGCAAGAAACAAATGCGGTTATTTTAGAATAGCCCACGAGCCAACAAAATACGATACTTACTTTGTGAAAACAAAATGTGGAACTTATGAGTTTGCTCATTTTAATCAGGATGGATGGACTATTTTAGGGGATAATAAAGGAGCTACTCCGATAGCGTGGACTGAAATACCTGTAACTGATTTAACTTAATTTTAGTTGGCTTTGGCGGTAGTTCTGCGGTTCTACTGCCATATCCGCTAACAAACATATAATGATCAATTTAGATTGTACAAAGGTAAGGGATACTACGATCCTACAATTATTAAGTTTAACTACAGTCTGCTATGGTTTGGTCACATTAAAGAGGTAGGAGTGCTTCCAAGATGGTATAAATCTTCAAAGATAATCAAACAGAGATTCAATGAGGAAATAAAAAATTCAAAGTATACTGTAACAAAGAGAGACAAATTAGGATTAGATAAATAAAGTTCGTATATTTAAGTATTAGAAACAAATAAAACAAAGGTTATGGAAAGTCTTACGCTTGAAGATAAGGTACGAAAAATAGATCAACTGTATAGGGAAGTCGCTATAGAAGTTGGAGAGTTATTAAGCAATCCCAATGTAGAAGCTAATAGAGAGGTAAGTAGGGTATTGACTAGCTACAAGAATGACTTTGAAGCTAAAAGTAGAAACTATAACTCAAAAGCATACGGTAGCTCAATGGAAAGCATAATTATTTATATTAAATTTGCTAAAAAATTAGGATTACACAAATAAAGTTCGTATATTTAAGTATTATTAAAAACAAAAACAATTAAAAACAAAGTTATGAAAAAAGTTTTATTAGGGTTAGGATTATTATTAGCGATGTCTATCACATCATGTACAACAGCAGATTCAGCCGAAGTGGCATTGGTAGTAGATCAAATTGGGAATGACAAAGGTATTCCAAACATTGAAGTAGCATCAGGATTTATTTTCTACTTCCCTCCAACACAGGATGTATTTATGTATCCAACATCAGTTCAACATAAGGTGTGGTCAGCAGATGTAAATGAAGATTCTCAGACAGATGAACATATTGATGTTACATCAGCAGATGGAGCAACATTTGGATTAGATGTTTCTTTAAACTTACAACTACAAAGAGCAAGAGCATCTGAGTTGTTTATTAAGTATAGAGTAGGAATGAGAGAGTTGATTGAAACGAGAGTGAGAACAATTGTTAGAAAAGAATTATTAGATAATGCTGTAGGATTTGCTTCTGATAGTTTATTGCAACATAGAAATATTTACGAAGCTGGTGTTACTAAAACATTAGCAGTTGCATTAGAGAAAGAAGGATTCACATTGAACAACGTTGCAATTCTTAAAATGGCTTTACCAGCATCGTATAAGAAAGCTATTGAAAGAAAGATAGCAGTATTACAAGAGACAGCTACAATTAAATCACAAACTGTACAAGCCGAGCAAACAGCATTGAAGAAAGTAGCATTAGCCAAAGGTAACTATGAAGCAGCTATCTACGACGCTAAGACAAAAGAGATACTATCTCAGCCTAAATTGTTAGAATTGTATAGAGCAGAGACTGATAGAGTATGGGCAAATAAAGGTAGATCACCTTATGGATCTAATAACGTATTTGGTTCAGCATCAGGAATACTTCTAAATAGAAACTAAAATAATTGAAAAATAAATGACAAAAGGCTTGCTTCGGTAGGCCTTTTTTCGTATCTTTAAGTATTAGAAACAAGTAAACAAATAAAGGTTATGTCAAAAGAAAGATTAAATGAGTTGTACGATATGTATGCAGGAGGAGTTCTATCACCGGAGTTAATTGAATACTTAAATAATAACTAAGAGATATGAAAATAATATACACAGAGGAAGTTCTAAACAGAATGGCTGAAAGAGATGGAGTAGAGGCAATTAATGAACTAGTAGCCTTAGGAGAAACAAAAGTAACAGAGGATAAAGTTCCTTATGTAGTAATAACAATACCAGACGAAGCAAATGGCACAAGTACCACGTAAGGATCTAATAGCCCACATACAGAGGCTACAGGAGGAAGTACAGCAGCTAAGAGAAGAGCTAGCATACGAAAAGAGAAGTAAAGCAACACAGGAGCGCAAGTCGTGACGCGCAAAAAAAACGAAGTTATGGTACACACAATCGTAGTAGGAAATGAATGTTATGTTTATATGAATGGTAAACTTCTACATAAGAAGTACATAGATCATTCTCAGTCGGGAGTAACATTCGACATAAGAGCATACAGAAAAGGAGATAGCTTAAAGTCAATCAGATAGGTATGGAGATAGGTACACAAGTGAAGGTAAAGCAAGATTGTTCATACTGTTTTCTAAATGAATATAACCTAGTAGTATGTGGTCACGATTCATCTTTAGACTACCCTATCACAGTAAGGATAGGAGACACAGATAGCTTCCAATGGTTTACAGAAGATGAACTACAAATATTATAAGATATGAGAGATTATATAAGCAAATGGTGGAATAGAAAATGGAGCAATTGGGAGTACTATAGTAAGAGTGAGTGGAACTTTTGTATCATTCTCAAAAGAACTTCTAATGATGGTTTAATTCAATTTAAAAGAATAAGTACAGGAGTATGAAAAAGTTTATAACAATTTACTTAGGGTTCTTTATAGCTCTACCATTAGCATTTTGTATAATGATATATCTACTAGGATGCTTTGTATCATGGAGCATTCTTGAAGTAAACATTGAATGGGCAGTTGTTAGAGTCTATATGCTATTTTCTACTGTCTTTGCATTCTTTCTATCAATTGATAAATAAAAAGCTAAATGAGTGAACAAGCAACATTACACAAAGCATCATTTGAATTCTACCAAGAAGGTAATTCAGATGGTACAACAGACGAGACAGAGGAGTTAAGAGTTGAGTGTGCAGGTATAGGAGATCTACAAGAAGGATGTTACTATGTTCTAAGAACACAAACAGGATGGTCTATTAATGATCCAGAAGAATTAAATCAACTACTTAAGAGAGTAGATAATATGATCAAGCCATGACACATAAAGAAAAAGCAAAAGACTTAGTCAATACATTCTACTACTCCCTACCTAACAATGGAAGTAGAGAAGGAATCAATAGTACTACAAGAAGGTATATGGAAGCAATCAAATGTGCTTTGATAACAGTAGATCAAATGGTAAAGTTCTTATCATTGAATGACTCAACAATAGGTCTTGTACAATATTGGAACAAAGTTAAACAAGAAATAAAAAAGATATGACAGTTAGAGAACTAATCAAAGTATTGACAGAGATAGAAGACCAAGAGGTAAGGGTAATGGTAAGTGGATATGAAGGAGGATATAATGACATAGTAATAGGGAATGGTATAGATAATAATATTCCAGCAATTGTAAATGTAGCCTTAGATGTAAATGAAGAATGGTATTATGGAGCACATGAAAGAGTAGGTGATATGTACGATGCTGCTAATATTGAATACCAAATAGTAAAGGCAATTATTATATAAGATGGAAGTATGGGGAATAAATAAGCTAAAGGATCCTAATTCAAATCATATAATAAGAAAGGTACTAAAGAGAAGGAGACAGTTAATGGAAAGACAACAAACACCTAGAGTAGCAAAGGAGTTAAAGTATCTAGAACAGAGAATGGATATAGGAATAATGCTATTGGAAAGATGGCGAGAGACCCATTCATAGACCCAATTCGTTACCCATTTGAGACCCGTTTCATACCCGTATCGTAGATCGAGAAACAGAGTATCTCTCCTACTCTGTCTTCGACTTATACGTACATGTCACGTACGGAAGATACCTGGAGAGACATAGAGAGAACTACTGAGATACAATAAGAAAAGGTAAGACTTTGATTAAACATAAAGAGTAGTAAAACCCTTTGAAGAGTATAAAGACATATAGTACTAGGTATGAAAAGGTACTGTAAGGTATATACGATGTGTAAAAAGATAGGAAAGGCTAGGTAGAATAAAGTAAGGAAAAATGTGGGGACTGTGTCTCCCTATTACTTTTTTTTCTATATAGAGATAATCTATGGCGTATAGTGTAAGGAGATACTCGATTTCGATACCCATTTGGTACCCGTTCCTATAGGCGACAGGGAGAGAGTGTAAGGAAAAACCCGTTCTAGCTACCCGTTTGTAACCCGTCTTGTTACCCGACCTAGTGACCCGGTTGAGACCCGTTTTTTTATGAAAATAAACCGAAAAAGAGTTGCCTCCTACGGTATTTATTCTTATATTTAGGTATAATTATAAACAAAGAGGCTATGAAAGAATTAGAAAGAGACTTAGGAGGGGCTTACAACCTATTAAAACTGTTAATGTTATTGCTTATATTTCCTATGGTGCTTTATTTTATATACGAATGGATATTCAAATATAACATTTGGCAAAAGGTATTCTCAGGAATCTGGATAGCTGTTGTTTTTTATTACTTCGATCTTATACCTGGAATTCATCCTTAATATACCTATGAAACAGATTCAATTTACAATGCAGGAGAGATGGGCAGCCTCACGGCATACCGTTCAGAAGTCTAAGAAGACCTACACTAGGAAGGAGAAGCACTCCTCAAAGAAACAGGGGCCTCAAAAGGGTCCCTTTTATTATACCTAAAGCTTTGCTTTAAGTGCCTGGACCTGGTAAAGCATCACTTTAAGTGGGTATAAAACAGTAGTATGTATTACATAGTACAGAACATAAGGTACAGGCCCGTCTACTCTTCCGACTCTCTTTCAAGATCAGGCCCCTTATTCCCTTCCTACACCTAAAGATACGAACACAACTCCCTTCTAGCAACTATTTTTACGTTTATTTTGCTACTATAGATAAAATCTATACATGGTATAAAGGGTAGTGCTATTAAAAGGTGACATGGTAAAGTTTTTCCATAGTTATTTCCTATAGTAGTTGCCTCCTATGTATAAAGTTCATATATTTAGGTATCAATAATTTAAAACACAAACAATATGGAAAAGTTTATTACAGCAACAATTAAATCAACATCGGAACATTGGTTAGGAAAAAGGATAGGGGTTAGTATGCGAATTGACGAGGAATGGACACCTGAGGGTTACTTTTTGTCAAACGGATTAAACGAACAGGATATCCAGGCATTACATAAAGCAATAATAAGCAGTAAAAAAAGGCATTATAATAAAATGGCTAAATTAAATAAAAATAAAGTTGCTTAATTAAA